CTCTAGCTTCCTCTTCAGCTTTTACTCTAGCTTCCTCTTCAGCTTTTACTCTAGCTTCCTCTTCAGCTTTTACTCTAGCTTCCTCTTCAGCTTTTACTCTAGCTTCCTCTTCAGCTTTTACTCTAGCTTCCTCTTCAGCTTTTACTCTAGCCTCCTCTTCAGCTTTTACTCTAGCCTCCTCTTCAGCTTTTACTCTAGCCTCCTCTTCAGCTTTTACTCTAGCTTCCTCTTCAGTGGAATTACTCCCCACAATAAATTCTACAACTTCTTTTTCTTTATTTGGAATAATTTGTAAAGGTTCTCGTATAGGTATAGGTGGAGGTCGGTGTTGAATAACATTTCTTCTTACATTTCTTTTTTTTTTGCCGAAAATAGACATCTCATGCTGTTTCTTAAACATTTAATATTAAACAAGAAAAAATTTTTATTAATTGTAACATAAACAAGATCCTGTTTTACCGTTCTGTGGTGCAACTATTCCATAAGATATAGTCTTGTTTCCTTTTACATTATTGTTTAATGCAATTTTCTGTGCTAGGGTAAAATTTCCAAGCTTTTCTGCTAGTGCTATTTCTTTAGAAACTTTGGTTGGATTTTGTGTTCTTAAAGGTCCTTTACCTTTTAATCTAGCTAAATATCTATCATAACTACCATGTTTAATATCTACTCCTGTTCCTCCAGGTTTTAATGATCCAGGTCTTAATCTAGTAATAGATGATCTTGTAGAATTACCACGTGATGGTACAGTAGTTATTTTAATATTTGGATGAGAATTACTGGGTGCTGGTCTATCACTATATTGATTCCAATTAACATTTGCATATTCAGGTAAAGGTTGTTGATAAACATTCAAAGATGCTAGATTCATAATATATTCAGATTCAGGTACTCTAACTGTATTCCATATTCTTTTTTGAGTAATAGGAGTTAAATTAGGACCTGAACATATAGATGCTCCAGATAAATCAGTCCAACAACAACCACAAGATTTACATTGAGAAACACCAAATATTATACCTCCATTACAACTACAATCATATAAATAACTCATTATATTATATAATTATAATAAAATTGATTTTTAAAAATATTTAAATTAAAAAGTAAAAATAATGTCAAATCAACAACTAATTAATTGTCCTAATTGTTACAAATTATATAAAAAAAAAGGAAGTTATGAAAATCATATATTTAAATGTGGAAGAAAAGAAGAAAATATTGAATTGACAAATGAAAAATTATTGGATTTAATACATGATTTAACTAATAAGTATAACAATATTCAATTAGAGTTGACAAATATAAAATCTAGTATAAATAGAAAAAATAAAAAACTAAAAGTATTAGATTATTTAAATGAATATGTTAAGAACGATAATAACTTTATTCATAAAATAGAAATAAATCGTGATGATTTATTAATAATATTTGATAAAGGTTTTGTTAAAGGAATAGGGGAAATTTTATATAATAAATTAAGCGAGTTGGATAATATTAAATGTTTTAATGAAAAAAAAAACGTAATATACGTAGTTAAAGATAACAAATGGGAAGAATTAGAAAATGAGAGTTGGGAAAGTTTAATAAAATATATTAATAGTCAGATATTAGTATTGTTTAAGGAATATCAAGATGAAAATATGGAGCATTTAGAGGATGAGAAAAATCACAAGGTAATAAATAATTATTTAACAAAAATATTGTGTGTAGAAATTAGTTTTGAGACAAAATGTAATCGTATAAAAACGAATTTATATACAAAATTAAAAATAGGTTTTAAAAATATAGTAGAATTGCAAATAGAATAATATATATAGATAAAATATATATGTTTCAATTTCTAGAAAAAATACAAGAAAATAATACAAATTTTTTTGTAGAGAGATTAAGTGCTATATTTATTTTTACTTTAATAATCTCTGGAAATTATATTGGAGAGTTATTTCCATGTAAGATTCAAAGAATATTAACTAATAATATGATAATAAAACATTTTTTTGGATTTATAACCCTTTTCTTTTTTGGTGTACTAGCTGTTCCAGAATTAAATAATGTTCGAGGATTAATGTCTAGTGTTATTTTATATCTGATATTTTTAATAAATGCTAATACTAATTATAAAATATGGATAGGTGTTGTTATTTTGTACGCATTTTTGTATTTAATTAATATCATTAAGAAAGGGTATATTGAAAAGATTGAAACAGAATCAAAAGAGAATGCCATATTACCTACACTTTTAAAAGATAAACAAATGATAAAGTTAATAACTATTTTTGAGTGGATTGCTATTGTTTTAATTATAGTTTCAACTATTTTTGGATTTGTTATTTATGTTGGTGAAAAGAAAATTGAATATGGGAAAAAATTTAATTGGTTTACATTTTTGAGTGGTAAACCTAATTGTAGACATCAATCACCAGATTTAACATATAAAGAAGTTATAACAGCAGCATTTTCAAAATAAAGTTTTTGAAAAAAACACGGGAAAAAAAAAAATTGAAGTTAAATCTCCTCTTTAAGGAGAAGCATAAATCCCCAAGAAGAGTTACAAGCTTTCTTATCAAAATGTCATCGTTTTCAGTTTTCATTCCTCGCGTATTTACTAATATCGGCGAGAAGCGTATTTCCAATGTCTTCCACGACCAGAACATTGGTGAGGTAAGTAAGGTCGATTTGGTGAGACGTACCAATGACAAGGGAGAGTCATTCAATATGGCTTTCGTCCACTTTGAGTATCTCTACAAGACTACACATGCCGAACAGTTCAGAAAGGATGTTGAAAATCCTGAGCTTAAGGCGAAGTTGGAGTACGAGGCACCATGGTTTTGGTTGGTGTTGCCATATGAGGAGAAGGAGAAGCCTGTTCAGGAGCAACAGAGCTACTATCCTCAGGATCAACACAACTACTATCCTCAGGATCAACAGAACTTCTTCATGGGTTACGGAACCATGATGATGACTCCTCAAGGACCAATGTGGTATCCTATGCAGGCAGCTCCGAATCAGATGGTTCAACCACCGAATCAGATGGTTCCACCTCAACTAGCCTATGGGAATCGTCCTAATAGACATCGTTCGCATCCCAAGAAGCGAATCAATGTTCCTAAGAAGGACGAGACTCCAAAGGAGAAGGAAGAAGGGACATTGGATTATGGTAATTGGAAGCCACCAATTAAGAAGAGGAGACCAATCAGTCCAGCAATGCCTCCACCGATTAAGGAAGACGGAGAGACAGATTAAAAAGGTATTTAAAAATTTTAGATAGAATTAGTTAGGATTTGTAATTAAATAATTAAATCAAAGAGAGGGTAATTCCCTTTTTTTATTGTATTATATTTATAAAATGTTAATTATAAATATAATAAGTTAGACTACAGGATAAGATGGTTGCATAGCAATACCACAAACACCAGGATCATTTGTACTATCACTTCTTTCAATCTTTATATATCCATTATCTCCCCAAGATGGTCCCCAGGAGTTTTTGACAAGCCAATATTCAGTACCAGATTCAGCACCGTAACCAACAATAAGAACTCCATGATCAAGATTAGTTCCACAAGCTGAACTAGTAAGAACGCCTCCAGTATATAACTGAAATGTTTTGGTATCGGCCTCAATTGCAATAGAAACAGGTCCTCTGGAAACAGCCTCTTTAAGATCTAGTTGATTATTTTTAGTGACATCAACACATGAAGAAATTTCCACAACTGGATCACATTTTTCACAATCTCCTCCCTTGGCAGTATAAGAATATTGTTCTTCTGAACACATACCAGAATCAATAGCATATTGAAAAGCACCATCCATTAAACCTCCATTACAACCATGATTGCCATAAGGTCTTCCAGCAGCACAATCAACAAGTTGTTGTTCAGAAAGACTTACAAGTTCGCCTTTTGCAATTGCCCATGCACCTTCCATTGCACCAGTAGCACTAAAAGACCAACAAGAACCACATTGTCCTTGGTCTTTAACAGGTGTTACAGCATTATGACTTCTCCAGTCATAACTATCAGGGACAGAATCACCAAGAGACTTAAATGCAGAACATCCAGTTGAGAATGGTCCTGTTACTCTAAATCCTCTAAAAGAAGCAAATTCCTCTTCGGTAATATCAGCAAAAGGAGTAACACCTAGAGTAAAACCTTGGTTTTTAGAGTTTTGTTCAAAAACATATTCCATATTAGATTTGAAAATATCAAATCTCTTTTCAAATTCTCCAAGAGAGTCATAATTTTTTTCAAATTTATGAATAAAATTTTGGAATCTGCTCCAGTGTTGGTCAGTAGAATTAAATGCTGTAGCAGTGGCTAGAAGCATAAGAGTTGTAATTCCGTTAAAAAACATATACATTATCTAAATATTTCTTTTTATATCATTTTTATACATGTATAATCTACATAATAACAAATTTATTTTATTTTTATTATTATATTGCTTTTGATTATTGTAAGTTAAATTTATCCTTAAATTCCTCAATAGTATAAATAGGTATATTTTTTTCTTTAGCGGCTTCTATTTTGCCTGTATCTTCGTCTTTATTTTTAACAACAACCGCAAAAGTATTTTTTGTAACAGATGAAGATTCTTTGGCTCCTATAGATTTTAATTGTTCACTGATTTGTTTATCTCTAAAACCAGTAATGACTATACTTTTATCAAATAAAGGATTTGATTCATCTTTAGGTTCTTCAATAGGAATATCAGATAATTTATCTTGTAATTTGGCAACATCAATAAATTGAATAAACTTAGGAATATTAGTAACAAATTTTTCGGCAGTTTTTTTCTCAATACCTTTAATTGCTTTTATTTTATCTATTTTTTCTTCTTTTGATTCAGTAGAAGTTAAAATATCAGGATATTTGGATAATATCGGTTGGATTCTCTTTTCACCAAATCCTCTTCCAAAAATATTTGAAACAGCGATAATTTTTGGTAAGGAAGCCTTATCTATTTTATCATGGATAGATGTATAAACCTTTTCAGCCATTTTCTTTTTAAAACCGTCTACTTTTAAGAAATCTTCTTCAGTCATAGCAATTATTTGAGGAACACTTTCATATCCGGCTTTAATTATTTTTTTTACATTACCCGGCCCCAATCCATCAACTTCTAATCCTTTGAAAAATCCAACAATATTTTTTTCTTTGACTGTTTCATCTTGTTCTGCGTCTTCAAGAATAATATCAACATGCGTTTCGTTCCATTTATATGGAACATCGGGCATTTTTGCTTTTTCAGCAGGTTGAATAACATCCATAATATGTGGAATTACATCTCCACTTCGTACTAATTTAATAATAGCACCGATACCAATTTTATTATCTTCTACAAAAGCAGCATTAAAAGCGGTAGCATATTCTATTTTAGCTCCACCTAATACTACTGGTTCAATTTGAATTCTAGGTTTTAAATATCCATCCTTGCTAGGAGCCCATAATACATTTAATACTTTGGCTTCAGCAATTTGATCAGAAAGAACCATTTTAAAGGCAAAAGCATATTTAGGATTTTTTTCAGTACGTTTATATATTTCATCATTTTCAACAATAACTCCATCAATAGTATATTCGTAATTTTCTCTCCAATCTACAAGTATTTCGGATAACATAGAGTTATCAATTTCTTTCTTTGTTTCATTAATAACTTCTAAAACATTCTCTTCTTCTAAAAATTTCATTTGTTCACTAGGTTTTAATGAAGGTTTAATAACTTCATATGCAACAAAATCAATATCGCTGAATTTTTCTGCATCTACTTTCTTTTGATTAACTAATCCTGAAACTAAATTTCTAGAATTAGAGAATTGATCTTTATATTTTTCAATAAAAGTGCTTTTTTTCATTATTAATTCTCCTCTAATTGTGATCTCAGGTGTTTCAGGAAGTTTTAAATAAGAAATTAAATGACTGATATCTTGTCCTACTTCTCCATTTCCTCTAGTATATAGCTTTTGTTCATTATTTTCAGTAGAATATAATGCACTAATTCCATCTAACTTTGCCGATAATTCATATGGACCTTTGTATTTATCTCTCCACTTTTGGAGAGCATTAGTATCAGGTTTAATTTTATCCATTGATGCCATATAGTAAGGTAATTTAACTTTATTCTTCTCTTGAATAGGAGCACCTATTTGATCTAAAACTTTATTTTTTGGATATTTGTCTTCCATATATTCCTTGATAATATCATATTCATTATCACTCAATAGAGTGTTTTCAGGGTCATTGTAATAAGCTTTTTGTGATTCATCTAACATAGTTTCTAATTGTTTTTCTGTTAGAAATTTTAAAGTATCAATCCCATTTTTTTTAAAATCAGAAATATCTTCTTTAAACCCACTTTTATTTTTTTTAACTTTAACTGTTTTATTATTAGAAACTTTTTTTGGAGATTTTTCCTTTGATTCATTATCTTCTTCTTGTTTTTTCGTGATTTCTGCTGGTTTATCCAATAATTCAACTGATTTATATCCTTCTCTTTGTTTAGGTTCTTTATACTTCATTCCTAGAAATTCAAATATAGATTTTTCAGTTGGGAATTCAATATCTACCTTTTCTCCTTTTTTACCCGATTTCATTACAGAGAATCCGTGTTCATTCAAAGTATATCCCATATCCAATGCTCTTTGTCGCATAACAGTATTAAAAGCTTTACTACCTGTGAAATATAAAGTAGCAAATGCATATTCATCTGGGGGTGTATATAAGAAATCGATTCTACGTGGTATTGAATCTTTAATTTCACCTATAGTTAAGCTTTTTGTTTTTCCTCGTGTTAATACTTCAATAACTATTTTTTCTTTTATAAGAGCATCTAAAAATGTATTAAAAGCATCAACATTATTTTCGTTGTTAGTTATGATTACATCAATATCTCCTGAATTTTTTGCTTGTCTTCTGTAACTTCCAACTATTTCATATTTACTACCTGAAGGAGTGACATCTTTAAATACTTTGTCAAATACTTTTTCAAAATCAGTAATTTCTTCTCTAGGAATTCTTTTTGTAAGGGGTTCATAATATTTGAGACCTATTTTTTGAGTATCATTTAATTTTCCTTGATCCTCTTTTAATTGATCTATAGTTGTAATTCCATCTTCAATAAGTTGTTTCGCCTTTTTAGGTCCAACACCATAAATTTTGGTAAACAGATTCATAGGATTTTTCCTCTCTCTTTCCAATACTCGAAGAGTACCAGTTTTTTGAAACTCTTCTAATTTGTCCATAATAGTTTTACCTATTCCTGGTTTATTTTTTAATTCTTTTACATCTGTTATATCTTCTGGATAAGCCATAATTGTTTCAGAAGCTTTTTTATAGGCTCTTGCTTTAAATGGTTCTCCTTGTCGCATCATTATATCTGCCAATTCTTCCATAATATCGATAAGTTCTTTATTCATTGTTTTACTTTTTGATATTGGCTTTAAGTCGATTTCCTTTTTTTCTTCTAAATTAATAGGGGATTTTGACTTCAATTTTTCTTCTTTTGATGATTTACTTTTGCTCTTAGATTTTGTAGAAAATCTATCAACAAGTACTAATTTTTTTTTCTTTTTTATTGTTCTTTTTAGTGCATTATTTAGTACTTTTTTCTCAGTTCCTTTTTTTAAGCTCTCTTTTATCTTTGAATTTGACTTCGACTTCGACTTTGATGTTACTCTCAAAGGAGATTTTGATTTCATTTTTTCACAATATCCATATGTTTTTAGTGTTCCTCTATCTGTTACTGATGTTGCACATATATCCCCATTCTCTGTACCAATACACTCATTATGTTCTTTCCATTTATATTTAAAAGGAAATATACATTCACCTACTTTTACTTTCTGTCCCTTTTCTCTTTTTCCTTTTTTATTAATATCATATGCTTTCATATATAAAAAAATGAATATTTTATTCTTAATATTTAAATAAAATATTTTTATATTTTATATGGAATCCTCTTATCTTCAAACTTATGGACAATATAAAACTATTGTTGATGGAAATATTATCGATAATGCTAAATGGAATATGCTTTATGATGGAGATGTACTTGATTTAGAAGCTCAAAAAAATGATGAATCTATCTATGTTCAACTCAATAATGATGAAATCATGAAACTTTTTGAAATCCCTTCTTCTCATTATTCTATTCATGATAGACTTGAATCTGATTTACATAATGAAATTAATTCACAACCTATTATTATGGAAACTATTGATATTCATCCCCAAAAATCTCACCATAAAAAACATTACTCTAGAAAATCTAAATCTAAATCTAAATCTAAATCTAAATCTAAGTCTAAGTCTAAGTCTAAAAAAGATAAAATTACACCTGATTATCTAAAAACCATATATTAATAATTTTTTTTTAATATTTCTCGCAGGATGAAATAATCTGTCTCTGAAAATGATCTGTTTGTTCTTCGCTCCTTATAATCGTCTTTCTGTTCTCTTTCCATGATACTCATATAATATGGAGAAGCATAAATTAAACTATGTCTATTTATATCATATATCGATTCTATATATAACCTTTTTTTATACTTGGCAATTACATCTTTTAAAAAATTACTCATATTTTCAAATTTATTATCATCAAAACAAAATACCATCACTTGTGCTTTTCTTTTTAATCTTCTAATCTCTCCCTCACACTCAGAAAATTGATAATATCTTTCACATTCATAGTATTCAGCCAAGTCCTGTGTATCATCTATTATTTTTGTTACACTTTTATGCTTTCTCAAATCCAAAGACATTTCTATTTCATACCCCATTATACAATAACTAAATATTTTATTTTTTAAATCTTACCTACATCATGTAGCATACATAAAATTATGATTTATATACTACATATTTTTACTAATTTATAATAATTAGTAAAAATATTATAAAATCCTATTTTATAATGTCATTTACAAGTAATTCATGGAAGAAATCTGGTGGAAGAGACAGAAATAAAAATCTTCAAAATATTAATTCTAATAATATGAATCCTACTAATTTTAATACAAGAAAAATTGGTGAATCAAATACAATAATTCCTTCATTTAATAATTTTAAACATGATACAAATTCAGGCATTTTTAATGCCACTACAGGCGAAAGAAATTTTCAGAATATGCCTATTTATTATCCATTTAATAACTACCAGAATACATCATCAATAAGTAATGAATCTTTGAATCCTGAATTAGTAAATGCTTATGATTTAAATTTAATTTTACAGGATATCCATCTTCTGGATTCTGGCTACTTGCCCAAAAATACCACTTCACCATTCGATCAATCGGCTATTCTTTTTGATAAAAATAGTAAAATTGCTATAACCGATGTATGCTATAATACTGTATCTGTTTTTGGTGTTAATAATCCGGTTGAGAATATAAGTTCTGCTTTAACAATTAATACATATATATACGTTCCTAGTGGAACCAAAAATTTTTGTCTTATGGCTATTGATGATATTAGTCAAACTAATTTACGTTCAAATGAACAATTATCTTTTGCTACTAATCCTGCTACAGGTCTTTCAGGTGAATGTTTTTATATATGGTATCCTGATTACGATGGCAGCGGCAGAGTTTTATTTATATCTAAAAATAATAATCCTAATGATAGTACTCCTTTTAGTGCTATTACCTATACATTTACGCCTATTTTTGATGAATGGCATGAATTTACTACTTGTTTAGCTGGTAATTCAATTTACACTAGTTTGAATGGTAATATTGTAAACTCTAATTCAACACCCTCTCCCTATACAAATGGTACATTTATACCAAATAATCCTATTTCAATTAATCTTGCTCCATACTATTTCGATCCAACCGACGCATCAAATCCTATCCAAAATTCTGGAAACTATGGACCATTAACAGGCTCAGTAAAATTATTAGAATATAAAATTGTAAATTTTGCAGCAAGTTCTAATAATTTTCAAAGTATACAAAATTTCGTTACCAAAAACAGTTTTGGTACAGGATTTAATTTACCAAATAAAAATGGATACTTAAACTATGTTTTAAATAAAGATATTACATTTTTTACTAATCAAATATTATCTGATGGAGGTCTTAATAACAATGGACAATTTAATAATTATGGTATGTTTCAAAACTTTTCAACTTCTATTTTTTATGATGATACGTATTTTAAAGGAAATGTATATTTTCAAGCTCCTAGTACTAGTCTTTTTGATTCATCATTAGTTAAACAACTTACTGTTTTTTCTCCAGTTGGTTCAGATGTAACACATTCTTTTTTAATTGAAAATGGTGGTGCAGCTGATCCAAATTCTACATTTAATCCTACCATGTTAGTTTATAATAGAAATACAAATAATACTACATTTGATACTAACGGATTAATGTTTTCTATTAGCGGAGAAAATGTATCTATAGGTGACATTTTTGGATCTAATACATTAGATATATCTGGTAATGTTGCAATTCATAACGGTCATCTAACTATGGAAGGAGGAGAAATTACAATAAGTAATCTATTTACAAATGGGGGAGTATATATAGAAGACCTATCCAATCCTACTACTCTATCTGACTCTTCAAATTCAGACTCCTCTGCATTTTCCGTACTTGGTGGAGGAGGAGTACAAAAAAACTTTTTTGTAGGAGGTCTGTTAAATGTGGGAGGAAGTGTTGGAATTGGAAAACAAAACACAAACTCCGATTACACATTAGATATGTCTGGAGATCTCTTATTAACGGCCAAAGGTTCAGGTGCGAGCCAACAACCTACTTTAACTCTTCAATATGATACTAGTCCCTATACTTATATTTCAAGTAGTAGTATAACGGACCCTACTAGTAGCTTTAGTGGTCAATTGACTTTTCAAGCTGGAAGTTTTTCTTTTAATAATTCGATTGATGTTAGTGGTACAGGTAATTTCACAGATAATCTAACTGTAACAAATCCTAACGGCGATAGTGCATTGATAGATGTTATTGGACCTGGAGGAGAAAACTCATATGTCATGTACGGTTTAGATACATATCAAGGACGTACAAAAGGTCCAGCAACACAAATACGTGCAATAGATCAAGGTGGTTTTGCAGCTAATTTATCTTTTTGGACAACAGTTAAGAATTATAATACCACAGCAGCGGATGCTTCTGCTGCAACACAACGCATGACCATCACTACTAGTGGTAATGTCGGTATTGGAACAGATACTCCTAATTATACTTTGGATGTAAGTGGAAATACAAATATAACAGGTTATCTAGAATTATCTGGAA